AGACGCAATCTTTATGAAGATACAGGCGAAGACAGTCACGAATAATTTCCTTGTAACAAATATTCAGATATGATAACGAAAGTAAATAACACAATCTCATTCCTGAAAAATCTTTGGGTCGAGACATTTTTGAACAAAACGGATAAAGTATCAGATATCACCGACAATTCCGTTTTGAACGCTGCCGCATATGCGACGGCAAAGGTTGCGCAAAAGGCAATCAAGGACGTGGCTATCGTAGAGGCTCAAATCTTTCCAGAAACGGCTGCTGGTGATTACTTGGATAGAGCAGCCTCACTGTTTGGAGTGACGGCTCGTTACGGAGCGTTGGGTTCCTCTACGTATATCAGAGTATATGCTGAGCCAGGAACAACGTACACGGCTGGAGTGAATACCTTTGTGAGCACAAATGGCGTTCGTTTCGCCATCGAAAACTCTCTTACAGTTGGCGAGTCGGGGTATGGTTATGTAAAGGTGCGAAGCGAGGCAATAGGACTGTTTACGAATGTTGATGCGAACAGTATTACGACCGTGAACCCTATTCCGCAAGGGCACTACGAATGTACGAATGAATACTATGCTATTGGCGGTCGTGACAAGGAGAGCGATGAAATGTTCCGGAGACGTATCCTGAACCACCAGAACGTGTATGCCACAGCGACGATTGAAAAACTGACTCAAATCTTTCAGAATTTCGATAACAGAATCCTCAAGATTATGTTTGTAGGAATTATGGAAGATTCGTTCATTCACATACAGTTGGCGACACAGAACGGTCAAGAACTTTCCTACGCAGAGTTGAAGACATTGCTTGAAAAAGCGACCCCCTATTTCGGTATCGGAGATATGATAGTTTCCGGGAAGTTGATGGGTATCAAGTTGGAGAACGCTACGTGGTACGAAGTCGGAGGGGAAGACGGTGTTGATTTCCGTTGTGAACTGGAGGCTGGTTACGATACGGCAACCGTTCGAAAGAATATACAGGTAGGAATGACGAAGTATCTTGACTTCCGTTTTTGGGAGCCAGGACAGCGTGTTGAGTGGGATAACCTGTTGGAAATCGTAAAGAACACAGAGGGAGTTCGTTACGTTGCGTCAGAGTGGTTTAAGCCATCAGTTGATGAGCCTGTATCAGATTTCATGCTGCCGAGGATTAAGAAATTCATCATGAGGGACTTGGAAGGAAACGTGATGTTTGACGAGTCGAAAGAGTTCTCTCCGGTGTTCTATCCCGCAAATTAGAGTTGTTTCAAGAGATAAAATGCAGTATTTTTACGGTGAATATTAAATAAGGAACGATATGGAAGATTTGGAAATAAAATTGAAAAGACAGGAGTTTTCCTCGACGGCAACCATGGGGGTCATGAGTGTCAACGGGTTGAGAATTGCTGATACGCTTGAGGACACCCAAAGGAAACTTCCTGAGACCTGTCCCTACACCCCAAAAGGGAAGTCGTGCAAGTGTCCGGAAAAGGTATATGGAGAAACCTGTATTCCTCCAGGACGTTATAAAGTTATCTATCGGTATTCTTCGAAATTCGGAAAAGAATATCCTGCTCTTGAAGACGTGCCTCACTTCTTGGGGATACTTATTCACGCAGGAGCCAATCCCGGACATACCGAAGGATGCATTTTGACAGGCGACAGGGTTCCTGGAAGGGAACAACTGAGGAACCAGTTCAACGTCACTGACAGGGTCAAGAAACTTGTCCGTGAAGCGATTAAGGCTGGGAGGAATGTTTGGATAACCATTGAATAATTAAGATATGAAAAAGATTTCGAAAGTGGCTTTTATGCTGGTGGGAATAGTTCTTTTGGTTGCTGCGTGCAGCCGAAAGATTTATATTCCCGTGGAGAAGACTGTTACAGTAACGGAAACAGTGCGGGACACAGTCGTACAGGTACAACTCGAGAAGGAGTATGTGAAAGTAATCACACCTGACACGACAAGCACGGTTGAAACGAAATACGCTCGTTCAACCGCAACATATCATGGGGAATCGGGTTTGCTCGAGCATGATATTGAAAACAAGCAAGACAGTATTCCGGTCAAAGTAGTGTATAAGGATAGGGAAGTCATCAAGGAAGTTCCCGCTCCGTATCCTGTCGAGGTCGAGAAGAAAGTTGAGGTTCCGAAACGTATGCCGTTACGATGGTGGGAAAAGATATTCTTCTACGCAGGGATAGCCACTGTTGGTGGTGGAATCTTTTGGCTGATAAGAAAATTTAAGAAGTAACGATGGCGACAATAAAGTTTAAAGAATTTCCTCGAGTTGGACAGGGGTTTACGGTTCATACCCAAATGATTCCACCTGCGGGATTGGTAACGGTTCTGAGGGCAGCACGTTCTGACCAGCAGAGCCTGTTCCGCTATTCAAGGGATGGGGGTGAAACGTACACCGAGTGGATAACTTTGACGAAAGAAACTTTCAGTGAACTGGGTCGGCTCACTGACAGTTGTGATTTGGTTCTTGACTACGTGACGAAGCCGTATGTCAAGACGCGAGCCTTTATTGACCCATACGCTGACCCACTATCAACTACCATTTACGATAAGACGATTTTTAAGACGTTCTTTGACAGCAACGACCCACAGGTTCTGACGTGGGCGGTAAATGTCTTAGAGAAGCTATTTGAGCCTGGAATAGTCCCAATGTATGTGAGTCGCAACAACCAAGACGACTATAATACATTCTTCCTCACGATGACCCACTATTTTGCATTCGTTGTAATCTATGCACGAAACTATCGTCAGTTGGAGAACAGCGACTTGCTCATGAAGGAATTCATCGAAGGATGGGGGTTGGTGTATGAGAATATTGATACACTTGACCAGCGTCGTTACCTGTTCAATAATTGGATTCAAGAATTCTACAAGAGAGGAACATATCAAGTCGTAGAAACGGGTGGAACGATAGAGGGTGAGTTGAGACGGTTGGTAGGCTACGAAAAGCCGAATGAGTTCATCTTCGGAGTGTTATCCCCACAGAACGTGGGTTGGTGTTTGGGGTGGAGTTCTCCTACTTGGTACGGTACAGAAACCGTGAATGCCGTGTCAAAGGGTTGGGACTATGGACCCGACTATGCCGGAGATACATTCAGTGACCTGATACAGTTTGACCAGGACGAACTTCAGATGAAGCGTACAGGTGCTCCCGAGACGAATGAGATTTACACGGTTTATCCGTGGCAAATATATACAGGGGAGGACGTTCCGGCTGAGTTTTCGGAATCGTACACTATCGGAGTTGGACCATTGAAGGATTACCCTATACTCGGTGCGGTGAAACGAAAATTCATTGATAATATGTACGTCTTTCAGCCGACAGGTGGAGGAAGAGTAGGTATATCAACCGAAGCCGATAAAAGTAAGGCGATGGAGGTTTATCCCGGAATGGACTACGAAGTGACTGTATGGGTGAAGGCATTGAGTTTAGGGAATCAAAACATTGAGTTTGGGGTGAACTGTTACGATGCGAATTTCAACCTTATCAATCAGGTGCGTATCACCGACTGGCGGGAGACAAACAGTTTCTTCACGGGTTCTCGTTATCAGAGTCCCTGTAAGGTTCCAGGAATATACTACCGATTGAGGGGTATCATCTATAATGTGCTTGAACAGAAAGACGAAAGCCTGTATTTGAATTTCGAGAATGGAAGACCGCTTCGCTTCATTGGTGATGTGAAGTATATGGCTCCCTATATTGTTCAGGACAGGGATTCAATTTCAGCGGATATTCTCATTGCCGGAATAGTTCTTAAACCGCTTGACCTCCCGTTCTCACAGGGGTATCTGGGACAGAAGAACGTGATAGCAATGTATGCCCAAATCAAGTCAGCAAGAACGAAGAACGATATTGAAGAGTTCGTGAGACGATACCTTGTATCATACAAGAATGTCGTGTCGTACACATGGCTGGATTGGGTGGTACGAACTTCCTACTTCTTGACGTTCAATGTCAAACGAGAACTTGACGGGCAACCTGTACAGGGTGCGCAAGTAGAGTTGAGCAATGGGTTTATTTCATCAACGGATGCCAATGGGTATGTTCGTTTCGAAGTGTCTATGAACGAGGTCATCCGCTATACTATCACCGCCAAGGGAATAACCCAGACTGGGGAAGTAACAATGGATAAAGACAAGACGCTTGACATTACGATGAACTTGCCTCTTGACGTAAACATTGAAATCGTTGAACCAGGATGGGGAACCGCCACAGTCGAGGGAAGCCGTTTGCCGAGAACAGAAATCACGCTTACTGCTACTCCGAGCGAGGGATATACGTTTAAGAAATGGAACATTATTACAGATGCTACGGAAGACGTTCGGAACCCGACTCAATATTGGGTTGGTGACCATGACCTCGATATTCAGGCTATATTCGAGCGTAACAGCGAATTGACATTCACTCCGTCTGCGGTTGAGATACCAGCAACAGGTGGTATTCAGACAATCGTTGTTTCTGCCTCTAAGAAATGGGCACTCGACCCATTACCTGAAAACTGGGCAAAGGTTACACCGATGTCAGGTGATGAGGGTGAAACTCCGATAAGAATTGAAATTGACCAACAGGGATAAAATAAATATTTGAAAATATGAGTAAGATAAACATTCACAGAGGTACGTTCTTAGAGAAAGAAGAACTCACACGGATGATAGGCTTCTTGAACGAGAAGCCTGAAGTTTCCGCAATCTTCGCTGCCTCTCTTTCCTTCGGGTTGGTATCTCCTGGAGGAAAGGCTGGTTCAGCGTTCAAAGTGACGGCTTCCACAACTCTGGGAGCGATTAACATGGTGGGAGGATATGTGATTGGCTCTGACCTGAAAGGGTACAGGGTCGACAATCAACTCGACCTCCCTGTTCCTAACGACCAGAAGTATTATTGGCTGAAAGTCGGTCCCGATTCACACAATTACGAGAATGGAACTGTTCAGGTTGATACGTCAGGAAACGTGTCAGGAACTGTCAATTTCAATGGAATCGTACGAGGTCAGAGTTCTGGCGTTCCTACCTGTATTCGTTTCGTAAAGGAAGACGGCTCACAGCCATTGAACAATCAGGTGTATCAAATCGTTGATATCATCAATAATAACAACATCGTTCTCTCAAGCGGTGTTGCGTTTCAGGCTGAGACCCAGTTACGGGTAATCGTTTTAGGAAGCATTCCTATGGGTCGCAGGTTCACCGATGAACAGTTGGAAGGATTATATACCTTTGACACCTATAAATTAACCTTTGTAGAGGAGCCATCGGCAGGTACAATGCCTCCTAAAAATTCGAATGAGTATTATATCGCTCGTGTCCGTAACAATGGTGGTTCGGTTACAATTCTTGACGAGCGTACACAGTATTGGACGCTGGGCGGTTCAGGAGGTTCGGGTCAGACTTATACAATCACAATCAACCCAACGCCAGCCGACGCACAGGTAATCATCGATGGTGTTATCACAAACAGCGTGGAGGCGATAGATGGTCGTACATTGATTTGGTCAGTCTCGAAGCCAGGATACCTGACCCAAACGGGCAACTATACCGTATCGGGAAAGAACGAGACCTTGAACATCGTGCTGGAAGTCGACCCCGACCCTGTACAGGATGTCAAGATAACCGTCAAGACAGCCAGTGGTGGTACAACTCAAGGAGCCGTTTCAATCAACAATTCAGCAACAATCGACAAGGCAGAAGAGTCAATTTCTGTGCCTATGGGTACGACTGTACAGATATGCGCTCAGGCTGCTGCTGGTTACAAGTTTGCCGGATGGTTGCGTAATGGTAATGCTCACAATCAGACAGCCATTCAGGATATCGCTGCTCAGGTTGATACGGTGTACACAGCAACATTCGTTGAGGATACCGAGGAAGACTTCTGGGACTTCGAAACTAAGACTGCTGATGGAGGATACGAACTGTTTACCGTACCGACTCAAGCCGGAACTGGTGAATATGAGGGTGTAATGGTAAAGGTCAACGAAAATTCATAAGGATATGCAACTTTATTATACTACAACATCAGGGTACAATGGTGAACAACCCAATCCCGAACGTTCACTTGGAGGATTCAAATCCTCCACCCCTGTTTCGAATGACGACTTCAGTAACATCTTTGATGAAATATCATTGATGACGATGAAGTCCGGAAGGGATGAATATCGTGCCATCGTCCTCAAGAATGAGTTCGATACACCGTGTACGAATATCACAGTGAAGATAAGCCGTCAAGAAGGAGCGATTTGTTCCTATAAGATGGCTGTCGGTGCGATGAATGTAGTGAACAAATACAACCAGAAGTCTATGGAGAATGTCATGGCTCCTACGAATAAACCGTTTAGGGCACAGTTCATTGACATGACCGAAGACGCTGTTTTGGAAGTAGGTGATTTAGAGGCTGGTGCGGAAATAGGGTTGTGGCTCTGCCGTCACGTTGATACCGAGATTGCCAAGCAGCAGTACGATGATGTATGCAAACCTGATATTAATGACCCAACCGGAAGGAGATATGTTCCCGTTAAATATCCACAAGAAGAAAAAATAGATGTGGAAATTTTATGGGAATAATCGGTCACATATATTGCGTCACCTGTCTGCCCACTGGGAAACTGTACTTTGGGCAGACGGTGATGTCGATTGAAAGACGATTTGGAAAGCATATTTCAAAAGCACTTAGAAATCCGCAATGTAAGTTCCACCGTGCCATACGAAAGTACGGCTCTGACAATTTCCGTATCGAAGAGGTCATGTGGGTCGAGGCTCCTACGAAACAGGCTCTTAAAGCCAAACTTGACTTCCTTGAAATACACTTCATTCAGAAGTTTGACACCCGACACAATGGGTACAACGAAACTGATGGCGGTGAGGGTTCTTTGGGGGTACAACTTTCAAATGAAACCAAAAGAAAAATATCTGAGAAAAATTCAGGTGCGAATCACTATTGTTTTGGAAAACATTTGAATTCTGAAACGAAAAAGAAGATTAGTTCCAAACACAAAGGAAAGAAACTGTCAGAAGAACATCGAAGAAAACTTTCTGAAAATCATGCTGATTTTAGAAAAGAAAACCATCCAAATTGGGGTAGGAAATGGAATGTTGAAGTTCGTAAGAAAATGAGCGATTCCCACCTAATTAAGAGGACGTTATTTATGTGTGATTTGAATGGAAGAAAAATCAAAGAATTTAGTTCATTGACAGAGGCAGCCGATTATATTGGCGTTTCTCGAGGAGCGATAAGGAATTGTGTTAATGGAATTATAAAAACTTGCAAGGGATTTACTTGGAAGGAACAAAATTAAAGATGATTATGCTATATTCTTATAATGAAACTTTGAAGATAATTTTGCGGATATACGAGTATCTGCAAATGAGAATGAAGGAACAGCCCAGAACGCTCAAGATGAATAAACCTTTACATCGTTCTGCGGTTGTTTCTTTCATGGAAACGCTTCCCCCGACTGCGGGAGCGGACTTCATTTGGAACTTCCTCCTATTTCAATTTTATGTCTTTGTGGGTCAAGACCATGAACGTAAACCGATGCCGAGTTGGTTTATGGGGAAGGAAGCATGGAGACGTTGGAATGAGTATTCCGATGAAGCAAAGTGGCATGCAAGGGATTGGGCACGTGAGAAGAAGTTGGTGAACCCTGTCAAGACAAACACTTATGAAGCGGTATCGGATGACGTGTTTCGCAGGGAGCGGTTGAGAATGTCAAGAATATCTGGTCCGAATTTCTGCGAAGCGAAGTTCGGGAGTAGTCCCTACAATCCTCAGGATGAAATCTGTTATACTTGTCCGTTTGAAAAGGACTGTAAGATGCTGTTTGGGACAAAGGACGCCAACGGGAAAAGCCTGTACGAACAAATTTCGGAAAGTGCTGAAAAGAAGAGTGCTACGGAGACACAGCAATTACAGGGTTCTCACGTTACAATAAGGGAAGTATCACGTATGACAGACTATGGCGAAGACGACTGAAAAATATCAGATATGCAACGGGTGCGGGAAACATCGGTACATTACGAACCGAACCAAGTGTCTGTGCGACGACTGTAACTATAAAAGGCTTCACAACGGGAAGTCACGATTTGAGGTGCGTGCTGAAAGAAGTAAGGCAAAGAAACCTAAACTCCGACCAGCAACGGGTGAATTGGCTCTCTTTAAGGAAATATGGGCGGAGCGTCCTCACATTTGTACGCATTGTGGGAAGCGTCTCTTAGAACCGCTTAAACCGATTTATTTTAGCCACATCAAATCGAAGGGTGCTTATCCCGAGTTAAGGCTGGTAAAAAGTAACATCGAACTGACTTGCGAAGATTGTCATCAAAAGTACGAATTTGGTGCGAGAAGTTCAGTTTGTAAAGACGAGTAATAATTATTAAATTTGTAACCGAAATGGATGAAAGAATAGTAGGTGTTCTCGTGAGGCTTTGCTTGCTGTTTGGTGCGAAGCGGTTGGCTGACCTCCTAACAGTATCAGAAGAAAATTCGGAGACCGAGGAAAAGTTTCTTGAGGCTTTCACGAGGTTCATTGAGAAACTTGAAAAGAAGTTCAACTCAAAAGTTTTTCAGTTTCACGATAGAACCAACCAAGTTCTTATCAAGTTCTATGTCATTCAATGCCGAGGCGACATAACGGTTGAGGGCGAGCCTACAATCGTGTTGAACGATTTTCCGTTGGGGTTGAAAGGCGAAAAGAACCCTGTCGTCAATTTGACGCTGGTGTATGATGACATCGAAACTCGAGACCGAGATTTAGAGGATTTGAAATTTATGATTTCTTAAAATAAAGACGATTATGGCAAAAAGTAATTTGAGGTACATCACGGTCAGTGATACAGAAACTTCAGGACTCCCGTCAAAAGGGGGTAAAGGAAAAGAGCCTGTACTGGCGTTTCACGACATTCTGTTGGTGGAAGTAGCAGCCGTCGTAATAGACATTTGGGATATGAAGATAGTTGATGAATACGATGTCATCATCAAACCTTATGTCGACAAGTATGTATGGCAATCACAGGCAGAAGCGACACACGGT